GTGGGCATGTCCTCGGCCGGTGCCGACCTCGTCTTCGGTCAGGTCACGCTCGGTGCCTACAGCTACATGGCCGGTGGCGCCTCGAACGCGGCCCTGCACGTGCCCTACGAGCTGGTCCAGGACTCGCAGTTCGACATCGTCGGGCTGGTCAGTCGCAAGCTGGGCACCCGCCTCGGGCGCAAGCAGGCGGTCGATTTCACGATCGGGACCGGCAGCTCAAGACCCAAGGGCCTGTTCTGGCGCATCCCCGACATCAACCTCCTGAGCGGTAACTTCACCCAGACCGCGGCCGTCAACTACGGTCAGTTGGTCGGCGCCACGGCAGTCTCCGGTGGCGGCCAAGGTGTGGTCTTCACCCTCGACCCCGACTACCTGCCCAACGCGACCTGGATCATGCGCTACGCCACGCTGGGCATCCTGGCCTCGATCACCGATACCACCGGACGCCCGATCTTCGAGCCCTTCGGAGGCTCGTCCTTCCAGCAGGCCGACATGACCAGCGGCTCGACCCCGGGCGCACCGGACGGTCCTGGCGGCTACCGGCCGGCTGGCCGGCTGCTCGGATACCCGGTGATCGTGGACCAGTCCTCGCCGGTCGTGGCCAACGCCTCGATCGCCAAGCCGGGCGCCGCGGGCGATGCCTTCATCTCCTTCGGCGACCACCGGCAGGCCTATGTGATTCGCCGCATCCAGGGCGTCACGCTCTTGGTCGACTCGATGACCCAGATCGCCAAGCGCCAGATGGGCTACTTCGCTTGGGCACGAGCTGACGCCACGATCCAGAACGCGCAGGCTCATGTCCTGCTCGCCGGCTGGAACGCGGCCTGATGGCTGGCTCAACCAAGGCCCAGGTCGCCGAAGCCAAAGAAGTCCTGGCCCCGCCACCGGCCAAGGATCTGGAAGCCGTGCGCTCGCGGCGCTACGAGGTCAAAGACATTCTCAACACGAACCTGCTCTCGCTCGAAGCGCGCAAGGAATACGAGGATCTCTACGCCGAGCTCGGGGATATCCTGGAGAAGGCTGCAGCCAAAGCGGCTGAGAAGTAGGAGGCCGGCCAGATGGCCGACCTGATCGCCTACACCGACCTCCAGACCTATCTCGCCATCAACACCGGCCAGACGGTGACCTTCGGTGCCGGCGAGATCACGGTGGCCACGCTCTGCTGCACCGCGGCCTCCGATGGCGTCAAGCTGGCTTGCAACCGGACCTTCGAGATCCAGTCCACGGCTGCCGACCGCTACTTCACCGCCGCCTACCCCTACAGCGATTCGATCGGGGCCCTGGCCCTCTACTATCCCTGGCCGGGCGTCTTCCCCTTCACTGCCCTCACCGCCGGCCTGCCGGCGCCGATCCTGCGCGTGGATGACTACTTCCTAACCAATCAGGTCTTGGCCAACATCACGGTCACCGACAAGACCACCTTGACCACCTACACGCCGACCTACGCCTATCCCTACAACGCCGACTCCAAGGGCATGCCCTATACCGGGCTGGTCTTCGCTCCGGGCACTGCGATGTCGAGTGCTGAGGGCCAGATGAAGGTCAACGCCAAGTGGGGCTTTGTGACCTCGATCCCGAACACGGCCAAGGAAGCCGCCCTGATGCAGGCGGCGCGTTTCTACAAGCGCACGGGCGCACCATTCGGGATCGCCGGCAACGACGCCATGGGCAACGCGATGCGGCTGCAGGCCAAGCTCGACCCCGACGTGGAACAGATGCTCGGCACCTACCGCAAGTGGTACGCGGCCGCATGACTGCCTTTCTGGATCAGATCGTCAAGTGGGCGCCGATCGTGACCGTGATCCTGATCCCGCTCCTGGGCTGGGGCGGACGCCAGATGCTCAAGCAGATCCACGTCCTCGTCAACGACCGCTTGGACAAGGCGCTGAGTCGGATCGAGGCTCTCGAAGGGCAGATCCGCGAACTCAAGGAAGAGTAGGTGGCCTTCGTGCTCTCGACTGTGATGGATGCGATCGCCGCCGAGCTGGTGACCGACATCGGCGCCACGTTCCGCGTCTCGGCCTATCCGGTCGGCAGTCCGAACCCGCCGCAGGCGATCGTCGGCTATCCAACCAAGCTGGACTACGACTATACCTTCCACGCCCTGGCCAGCACGGGCAAGATCTCGGCCACCTTCCCTATTTGGTACGTGGTCGGCCGGGTGCTCGACAAGACCTCCCGCGACGCGCTGAGCGCCGTCCTGACCGGAGCTCCGGGCATCGCCGAGAGTCTGGGCGGCACCCTGGGCGGAACGGTGGACGTGGCCAATGTGAGTGACTGTCAGGTGGAAACAGTGACAATAGGAGAGGTGGATTACCTGAGCGCGCGTTTTGATCTCGAGGTGGTAGGCTAGTGCCCTTCAAGCATGGCCGCCTGGCCGAGGTGCTCTGGGGTAGCGCGACTGCGGCTCAGGACGTGTCCGCCTTCCTGAACTCGATCTCCTGGCAGGCCCAGGTCGATACGGCCAAGGTCTCCACCTTCAAGTCGAGCTGGCATTCCTTCATCTCCGGCAACGCTTACAGCTCGGCGACCATGAACGGCTACTACGACTCGACGCTGACCAACATCCGAGGCACCTTGCAGGCGGCGCCCGGCGTCCTCTCCTACGCGCCTGCCGGCGCCACCGCGATCGGGGACCAGGTCCGGCTGCTCTCCTTCAACACCGTCACCTACAACGAGAACGCGACCGTCTCCGACGCGGTCGGATTCGACTGGACGGCCCAGGGCACTGCGCCGGCCGGGATCGGGGTCTCACTTCACCCGCTGGCCTCAGAGAACGTGGGCACGATCACCGGCACCGGCGACGGCATCCAGACCAGCGTGGCCGGGACTGGCCTGATCGCTCACCTCCACGTCACCGTCTACACCGCCGGCACCCACCAGTTCAAGCTTCAGGATGCTACTACCCAGGGTGGCGCATATACTGACATCGCTGGTGGGGCATTTACCAACATGACCAGTGCCGGGGCGCAGCGCCTCGTGATGACCGGCACAGTGCGTCAGTTCGTCCGCTGCGTGGCCGTGATCGGTACAGCAGCGGCCACCTATTCGGTGTCCTGCGCTAGGTTCCCAACCTAGCAATGGCACTGTCACTCTTTGTGAGGTAGGATAGGCAGGCATGGCATTCAAGCACGGTCGCCTGGCGGAGATCACGGTCGCCACAAAAGCGTTGTCGCTCTTCATGGAGTCGGCCGACATCGGGCTCAAGGTCGATACCAGCGACACCACGGTCTTTACGAACAGTTGGCACACCCTGATCAGCGGCCTGGCCGGGGGACAGCTCTCGTTGGTCGGCTACTACGATCCGACCGTGACCACTGGGCCGGCCTCGGTGCTGAACACTCAGATTGCCCTCAATCAGGCGGGCACGGTGACTCCGGTGGTCTTCTACCCGGCCGGCAACAACGCCGGGCAGGGCACCAGCCACACCTTCAACTGCCTGATCACCGACTACGTGGAGTCGTCCAACGTCAACGACCGGGTGAACATCACGGCCACCCTGGTCCTCACGGGCGCCGACACCATTGCCCAGCTTTAGCCTGATCCTCCTGATCGCGGCGCTGGTCTGCTTCATCGCCGCTTTCTTCGGCTGGGGCCGCGGCGTGCCCGCCGGCCTGGCGTGTCTCGTAGGAGCGCAGCTAGTCGGACGGCTGTAGGCGATGGCTGACGGAGTCTCCGTTCGCATCGTCGGCGTAGCAGCTCTGCGGAAGGCGCTCCGCGACGTGGACAAGAACCTCGACAAGGCATTTGCCGCCACCCTGCTCGGCGTCGCGCAGGGCATCGCCTCCAAGATCCAGAGCGTGATGCCCAGGCGCACCGGTGCTGCGGCGGGCACCGTGCAGGCCCACGTCCGCGCGCGCGGCGCCTCGATCTCGATCGGGACCGGCAGCCACGACGACTACGTGCCCTGGCTGGACTTCGGCGGCCACGTTGGGCGCCAGAATTCGATCTACCGCGACTTCATCAAGGAAGGCCGCTACCTCTATCCACAGATCATGGCCGCGCGCAAGAACACGCTGGCCGCCGTGGATGCCGCAATCGCTCAGGCGGTTGAAGACGCAGGCTTCACCACGACCGGGAAGGGTGCCTGATGCCACGCAAGGTTGAGGTTCAGGTCACCGCCGACTCCAAGCAGATGCAGAAGGCGCTCAAGGAGGCCGAGAAGGCCACCGACAAGCTGCATGGCGCCCTGGATCGCTTCGGCCCGGTCGGCAGCGGGATCGCCACCGTGCTCGGCAAGCTCGGCTTCAACAGCGTTGGTACGGCCGCTGCGCTCGGCGTGGCCACCGGCGCGATCGCGGCCGGGGTGGCGATCGGCGAGAAGGCGATCGACATGTACGTCTCGCTGGGCGAGAAGATCCGCGCCTATGTGGCCATCACTGGCGAGTCAGCAGAGGTAGCCAGCCGACAAGTCCAGGCCTTCGAGGAGCTCGGCGTCAACTCGGACGTGGCGGCAGCCGGCATGTTCAAGCTGGCTAAGGCAGCCAACACGAATGAGAAGGGGCTGAACTCGCTGGGCATCGAGGTGGTCCGCACAGCGGACGGAACCGTGGATCTGAACGCCACTCTGAATAGCGTGATCAATGCCTTCCAGGGCACGAGTGACGCGGCTAAGCGAGACGCGATCGTGCTGGCCGCCTTCGGCAAGTCTGGCGCGGCGCTGATCCCGGTCCTGGAGACGAACACCGCGCAGTTGAAGCGGCTGCAGGATCAGGTTGGCAAGGTCTACACCCAGAAGGACCTCGACGCCGTCCGCGATTACTCGATCGCTCAGAAGCAGGCTCAGAAGTCGGCTGACGAGTGGGGCGTAACGCTTGGCGAATTCCTGCTTCCGAAACAAAAGGCGATCTATGACTCGCTCAATGAGAACGTCTACGTGACCCGGAACTACGACGAGAAGCTCAAGGAGCTGACCGGCAGCACCAAGGACTCCTACGCCGCCCACGTCATGGTGGATCGCGCCCTGCGCAAGGAATGGCTGGAGGCTCAGAGCGCCACCGCTGCGATTGATGAGCTGGCGGCGGCGCAGCGCCGAGCTGCAGACGCGGCCCTGGCTGAAGCGGATGCCGAACAGACCCTCTACGACGCATTGAACAAGAGCATCGATGCCGG